ACGCTTATACAAAAAGACTCTCCTGAGGAGATAGAAACGTTATTACAAAGCAGCCTAAATGAGATTAAAAATATTACAGAACCTCGGCTGGATTACTGTGAAACCAGCATTTTGCGTATTGAAGGAGACTATAAAGAGTATGGTTCCTTCTTAGAATATTTGGAGCGCTTACAAAATCAATTAAAACCTTTGCTGAAAGGAGGTTTACATTTATTTCATCCGGATCACGTCATGAATTTGACGCATTCTCAAAAGATTTGGAGCCTGATAACTCACTATAGTCAAGCTTACATAGAACAAAGCCGATTTTATTTAGAATGCTTAAGAAATTATCATCAGCGTATAGAAAAATTATATAATCAACATTTACAAAAACAGCAGGCATTACAGGAACGAGCAGAATTGAAAGTACAAATCAAAAAATTTCAACAATACCTAATAGAATTGGATAAGAAATTGGAGCAAGACCGACAAAAATTCTGGGAAAAGATGTATGTTGAGTCCGAGCAATTTAAAGCTGAGTTTAAAGCTACCCTAGCTGAAGATAGCGCTAAGTTTAAAGCTACCCTAGCTGAAGATAGCGCTAAGTTTAAAGCTACACTAGCTGAAGATAGCGCTAAGTTTAAAGCTACCCTAGCTGAAGATAGCGCTAAGTTTAAAGCTACACGAGCACAAGATAGGGCTGAGTTTAAACAAAGCAACGCAAAGATGGAAGAACGAATAGAAAAAATAATGAATGACCTGCTTCGATTACAACAACCCTCTACATTGGATCATTCTATGCCATCCAACAATCCTGGATTCTTTAATTCTCGTTAAGGGAGGTTTAAATTAAAACCATCAATTCAATCTAATTGGTATTAGAAAAAAGAAATATAAATCTATTTTTCTGTATCCAATTGTTCAGCTTGAAAATGTGACCCATGCCAAGAAACCGGTACATTCACTTGTAAAGGCGCCCTCCAGGCACAACTAGCTATCCAGCCGATTAGACTTCCTAAGAATAAGAGTAGTAATATTTTTTTTATCATAAAAAAGTATATTTAATATTTAATAACAAAATTAACCGCACTATTTAAAGGCCTTGATTCATTACCCCCTTGATAATCAACGTAAGCATTGTTGGGATACGTACCGTGGTAACATTTTTCAGTCATGGCTTCTTTACCTCTCTGGGGATCTTCAAAACCTGTTGTATAAGAATGGTTATGAGTTAGCAGTTCATCCAATTCGAATGATCCGATATGATTTTTAATCAATCCTTGCCCATACGGAAAAAATCGATCACCGGTATCTAGTTTAGCCTCTTTATCCCAGCCTCTTAAGAAGGTGCCTCGTAAATCTGGCACGGCAAAATAAGCTTGGTTAATCGCTATGATCGTCTTTGCGTTGACTTGTTCTGCGGTATCGGTTTCTTGAATATCAACGACGATACCTGTTCCGCCGGATTTAGGATCATTAGCTTGTTTATTTTTTCGATACCAGACGTAAAAATTTTCAGGGGTACTCGTTGCAAACGTCCAATAACTACCTGTTTTAATTTGGCTAGCCGTTAGGGTTTGAACTACAGTCATTTGATGACCACTCAAAGTCTCGGCTAAATACAATGCGACATCATCGGCAGTCTGCGTTGAAGAAAGGGTTAATTTTACTCCAGTAAGTGAGGCTGGCTTAGGATCTTCACCCTGACCATCAACGGTAAACCAAACATAATAAGTCATGTTTGTTGTCGAAAATTGCAGCCACTTACCGGCTAAGTTTTTTACATCGGCGCATTCTATTTGAAATAAATGTTTGCCTGCAGCTGAGTTTCGTAAATCTGTGATGGTAAATCCACTGGTTTTTGCATAGGCAAGTGGAGTAGACCCGATTACAGTTCCTTGGCAGATAATTTTTTTAGGATCCTTGCCAATAAAAGCCTGTAGATCATAATGATTTCCGGTTATTTCAGTGTTTACGGTAAATCCTGAAGTGCCCGTTGATGAAGCTATGGCAGCGCCTGATTGATTCGTGGTGAGTCGTATTCTATTTTTTTGTGAATCTATTACAGCCGTTACAAAATTAGTTCCCGTTCCATATCGATAATAACTTGATTCATCATCCCATAGTTTTTTAGCTAATCTTGAATAAGGAATTTCATCAGGAGAAATTTCAGTACTTAAGTAACGTGTGCCATCACACAATAATTCTCCCAGACTAGGTTTAGGATAAGCCGTTGAATAAATCTTACCGATATCACCTTTATAGAATATGAATCCTGTTTTACTGGCGTAAACCGGTAAATAATTATCTGAACCATCGCCAGCCGGCACTGAATTTCCCGCTAAACTTTGGCTGATGACGTGAGTATCCGTTATTTGCGGGTAATCGTTTATTGGGTTATTGACCTCACTTAACATAAAATTCGTTAAAGACACATCTAATACACTGTTTGTTGGAAAGCGTAGCGCGATAGAGACACTATCATCATCATTTAAGCCTAAGGTTTTGTTTTGATTTTCTCCAAAAATAAATGAAACATGGATCATCGAATAAGATTCACTCATCGTGACCGTAGCTATAATCTTTTCTTCGATGGGACTTCCACCTTGACCGTAGTTTTTGATTAATAATAGAGTCGCATTGAGTGTATTGCCTGTATTAGTTTGAGCTGCAAAAGAAAATGTATAAAACTGATCGCTTGCAAAGCGGTTAACGTTACGAAAACCTATTCTTAAATCTTTGATGAGATCGCCTGGATTCGGTAGTTGATTTTCGATGCGAATCGCATAGCGGGGATAACCGGAAGGATTACTCACACTTGATCCAAAACGTTCAAAAACCACTAAATCTTTAGCGATAGACTGTTCTGGCCGTTGAAAAGTCCATCCGCCTGGTGCTAGATAAGTAACCGCTTGGTTGATTTCTCCTTCAACTCTGTTTCCTTGAGCTGAAATACTGTTATGTAATAAAAACTGGCCATTAGGGATTAAATTAATTAACTCTTTTTCATGATTATTCTGTTCAATAGACGTATTAGGCCAAGCTTCACGGGTAAATTGTAATTGGCCGTCCATACTTTCAACTGTAATGTAATAGAGCTCAACATTTCCTTGTTCATCATAAGGAAAATAACAGGGCAAAACATTGTTTCCATTGGCATCTTGAATAGTACCGACTGCGCTTAAACGCAATGGATTAGGTAATGCAACATAAGTGTGAGAGGGGTCACCACTCAAGGTATAAATAGGTTTTAATACGGTGCGTTGCTTATCTTGATAAAAAGCAATGATGCCATTGGCTAACGGTAAACCTGATTTTTTATCAATATAAGCGTGTTCTAGTGCGGGAGCGATGAGATAACGCGGATCTAAATTCATGAGGATTCCTTATTATTTGAGGTCAACTGATTGGCGACTAAACTTTTAATGAGTAACTGATAGGGAATTTTCAAATTTTTTACTTGTTGAGTCGCATAGGGATTAGCCGCAAGATCAAGTAGCTTGGGTAAGACGTAATGATGCGCAGCGCCCCCACCTACTAACCCGCCGAGTGCGCCGAAACCACCAGGATGAGCTAATTCACCCAATCCTGCGCCGGTTAATAAACTGGCGAGCTGACTTGTCATTTTCCCGCGATTAATTTTGTTGTCGAGTTGCTGATGGGCTGTTTGTAAATAATGATCAGAGGATAACGATTCTTTTTCAGACAGAGCTGTTAAAACATTTGCTAATTTTTTCGGTGTGGATGTTTTAATATCGCCTTGAACAATTTTTGAAATAAAATTTTCTGAATGATAAGGAATAACGGTATTTCTGTAAAACTGAGTTGCCTTTTGATACTGATTAAATAAATCAGGATAGGTTTGTTTTAAAAAGTTGTTTATATCCGTTTGTAAAGCAGTACGTCCTTGCTTTAAATGGGTTATGGCATTATGGGTATGAATATCGATCTGTTTACTATGCGATAATTGTCCTATCTTAGAACCTAATTGGCTTTGTAGTTGATGTGCCTTTTCTAAACTAGGATTATTCATAAAATCCTGGTGCAAATCTTTTAATTTGGCATCATAGGCAGTCAGGATATCTTGATGTAGTTGAGGATAGTTTTGACCATTTATTTTTTCTGATCCGATTGTCCCCAAAACAGATCCATACTGTTTCTTAGCTTCTGTTTTGCTGTTTTCATAAGCACCTTTAATAGAAGCGACCAGTTTGTTTGTAAAATGTTGTGGATGAATAAATTCTGCTGCCTGATGGATGCCCTTTAGTGCCAAAGGAATGGATTCGCCTGCGCCTGCTAATAAAGCACCGTTTTCTGCACCTTGCATTCTATCGTTAGGATTTTCTAAAGCGCCACCCAATGCTGTTCCAGATAATCTTCTTGCTATTCCTGCGGAACCATCACCACTTAATGTTTTAGCTAATCGACCCATCAGAGGCAAGCTTTCGCTTGCGGCTCGTGCAGTATTTAATACTTCACCGCCACCTAAAAAACTTACTAGATTTCCTGCCACAGCGCCTAATTGACCTGATAAGCCTTGTGCCTCAGGCGCAGAAGAAATCGGGCTATAAGGTAAATTCGCTAAACTATTTTGTATGCCACCTCCTGCACCCGCTAAGAAGCGAAAAATAGGATTGCCGGTCAGTTGCGATAAAGTAGATGACTTCTTATTTTCTAAAGTGGGTATGTCTGACTCATTTAATTGTTTTAAAATTTCTGGATCAGTGACGACTTTCATGATTCAATCCATTGCCCTTGAATTTTGTGATAGGTTTTGCCATTAATCACTTTGCTCATCTCAGGGATCGCATTAAAATTTTTAATACGATTCATTGGTGTTAAGGGAGACGCAGAAGATTGTACGGATCGTGCGACTAAGTTTAAGGTTTTTCCTAATGTATTTAGTTGAATAATGAATTGCTGCGGATTGGAGGTTAAGGCATTGGCTGTTTTACCAAGCATATTTTCTAATAATTGACGCTGGGTATCAGTTGCACCCATTTGATCCAGGGTTTTAATTCGACTTTCTAACAAGGGCAAAGTTTGATATTTAAACGCTAAATAATCTTCATAGGCTTTAGGATTCGTTTGTGACAGTGCAGTTGAAGCCGCTTTACCTTTTCCTATTGCCCCAGCATAAACAGCAGCATTTTGTGCTTGTGATTGAAAGTCTTTATCATTAAAAATGCTTTCTACTTGCAGTGCGCCTTCGTATTGACGTCGGGTTGCGGTAGTGGTTAACGCGTTATTTGCTGAAATCTGATTGGCTAATTGGGTTTGTTGCACATGATCGTCTGTCGGAGAGTTAAAATGTGCTTTTTGATTTAGTGCAGAACCCAATATGTTCATATCTTTAGAAGGTGAAGTTTGTTCAGGGCTTGGTTCAAGTTGCGGAAAATACTTTTTTAAAATTTCAGGTGTTACAAAGTTAGCTCTCGTCTGATTACCTAAATCCGCGATCATTTGATTGTATTGTGATTGATTCTGCGCAACCCAGAGTTGGCGGGCCGCCGGTGACATCGCTTGTAGTGCGCGCGCCATTTGATAAGCGCCGCCAAATCGCGATCCTACCTGTGCGGCTTGCTGTGCTTTTATCAGCGCATCTAACGGGGCTAATTGTGTTGCTTGTTTGGCTTTTTCTGTTTGAGCTTGCAAATAGGGTATTTGTGCTGATTTATAGGCCATCGACGTTTGCATGTTTTCTGGAGCAAACTGCAATTGAATGTGCGCCAAAGCATTGGCCAGTTGTTGTTTTTGTAGATGTTCTTGTTCATTGTTCTTTAAAAAATGATTTTGAATAAACTGTTGTACTAAATTTCCCCCAGCGGCTAACCCCGCTCCTAAGGGATTGGCTTGTTGCGGCGATAAGATGGGAAATTGTTGGACGGGTATGGCCATGTTTATTCCTATAAAAATCCACCCGCCAATCCCAATAACATGCCGAGCAATTGTTGATTGGATTGGTTTTGATTGTTTGCATTGGAATACGCTAAGTTACCTTGAGACATCAATGCATTAGATAAGTTTTCGCCTAAGCTATGAGAGGCATTAGCACCATTGTTATAAATCCCTTGTTCGTTATTTAAACCTTGGCCATACAAACCAAGTACTTGACTTAAATAGTGATTAAAGTCTTGATTGGCTAATCCATTCACCGTTCCTGCCATTTGCTGTTGTTGCATAGGACTGCCTAACATTCCTTTTGCAGCCGAAGCACGATTCGATGCCTGTTGTGCTTGATTCACTTGAAATTGATAACCAGGAGATTGCTGATAGCCTTGACTTAAATGATTTAATAATCCGCCGGGATCATTGAGTAACTGATCCGTGTTTTTCTGTAATGAGGGATAAACCGCATTGCCTCTATCAGCGTAAGGTTTTAAATATTGCTTTAAAATATCCGGTATTTGATTGTAGTAACCCATCGCTTGATCACCGGCGTTATTTCCACCGAATAAATCACCGATGCCACTTAAAAAACTCATGTCTATTTAACCCAATTGAAAGACTTTAAATATGCCATTTACATTTCCCTTAAATTGTTGCGTATCAGCATCATAAATAATGCTTCCTGTGTTATTTGTTTTATTTAATTGCGTAATAATATTTGTTGTTTGTTGAGGTATTCGCAAACCTTGATCAGACAGCTGCTTTTGTAATATTCCGTTCAGTTCCTGGAACCATAAACTCCAGGCGGCTGTCCATTGGCCCTTATCATCAATCGGTTTTTCATGCGGTAAGTTAGGGATCTTCATGCAGTTAGACTCAAATATCCATTGCCAACGACAAAACGATCTGAGCTCCAGAATCGAAGCTGCAAGGTTAAATGGTTAGCCCGACCTAATTGCCACCAGATCAAACGATTTTGTCGATGCGCTAAAGGATTTAAAATTTTAGGGATATTGGCACTGAAACTGACACCTCCATCTTTTGATAAGGATAAATCGACGCGTTGTAAAGCTATGCTATGGCCTTGCTCGATGGGAATGACTAATTTTTGTGCAATAAAAAAATCAGTACCCGGTGATCGTATCGGTGCGGTTATTCGAATGCGCGGAATTTCTTTTTCATCACCTTCGGTATAACGGGAATTTAATTCATAAATATGGCCATCCATGAAACTAATGAAGTAATAACTGCTGTTATAAAACACGGCTCGTTTGGCAATATGCGCGCCCAATTGATGATTGGATAAGGTAAAAAAATGTTGTGTTGCAAAATCATACGCATAGGTAAGCTCGTCATCCGGAAAACTAATCACATAGAGTAAATGCCCATCTTGCTTAAATAAAAAACCATAAGCATTATTTGGGTTCTTTAGCTGGGATAACTTAAAATTAATCCCTTCGGTAGAGATTTGCTTTGCTGATCCTCCATTACTGAGCATTAAGACAGGGCCTGATTTTTCATTCGCAGCAAGCCAAACAATGAATTCGTCGCTGCTCGCAATCGTGGCTGGATTTAAGCAGCCATAATCGATGTTGAAGCTTGAGGCACGTTGATACGGAAATAAATTCATGCCGATGTCCGTCCAACATTCGGTGACACTTGATCCCATCACAAAAAGGCTATTACCGCGTCCAGGCAAGGGAATAACCGCTAAAGGATTATCTGCTTTAGTTTGAAATTCACCGACATGCGATGCATCAGCAGGCCATACTAAACTGTTCTCTTCATTACATAATCGCCATTCGGCTTGCTCACTATCACAAGAAAGAAATCGACCATTGTGGTAACTGACATAACTCGGAATAAAATCTAAAACGGCTTTTTTAAACGTCGATTCACGGTAATTAAAAATAAAAATATCTTTATGATCGCAAATGGCGATTTCTTCTTTTTCATTTTCAGCAATAAGTACATCGCCTTCAAAGGTTTCTAAGCTACCAATGCGTTGTGCATGTAAAGTCGATCCGATGATATAAACACCGTTATCAATCACCACAATCAGATTGCCAAAACGTACGCTGTTAAATAGTCCGCGTCCAGATCCTTTTTCTGAAATGGCTAAGACTTTCTTATAACCTGCAAACGGTACTAAAAAATCATCACTCACTATCATATTAAAGGTTTCTTCTCGCGAGATAATCGGATATCGGCCAAAGCCATTACCACCTACGATAGCAATAGGCAGCTGTTTCATATTGACCTTTCTAAATTGAACAGGGAATTTTTTTCCATAGTGAGATCGAGAGGTGACAGATCACGTAATTTGGTTTCTATTTCTTTTAATTTTCCTTTAGCTGAAAAGGGATGGTTATAGAAGTCACAAAGCGTGTCGGCTAAACCATAACGGAGATAGAGAAGATAGTCGCGATCGTAAAATAGGCTTAAATCATCGTTATAATGAACTTCGGTTAAGCCAAATTTTCCAACCAGTTTAAGCGTATATGCTTTATCGGGTGTAGGACTTAAAAACAGCAAGCTACCCCCTTTGGTTTTTTCTAAATGATAAAACCGTGGTCGTAAAAACGAGGGATAATCGTGCGTAAAATATTCTTTTCTTCCTAACAAGGGTAAAGATTGTAAAGCATAAC